CTTACAGAAGATGACCTACCATACTTTAGAACTTTACACTCATTAGCATTTAGAAAACTTGGAATAAAAAAAGATCAAGTAATGCAACAAAGACATTACAAAGATTTAGGTAAGAAGTTAGGGTTTCCTGTAACCTATGCAGACTATCAAGAAGACCAAGGTAGTGCATTTAATTCTGATAGTGAATATTTACGTATTATACAATTAGCACAACTACGAAACATTACACCAGAACAACAGTTTAATTTACACGAACACACACAAGACTTAGAGCGAAGCACCTTAAAAATTATAGACAATGAACTAGCTAGATACAAAAAAGAATACAACTTAATAGATTTTAATGACATGATTACAGAATTTACAAAGTCAGACAAATCACCAAAGTTTGATGTAGTATTTATTGATGAAGCACAAGACTTGTCATTGATGCAATGGGACATGGCTAGAACTATTTGGAATAAAACAGAAGATTCTTTTATTGCAGGTGATGATGACCAAGCAATATATAAATGGGCTGGTGCAGATGTAGATTCGTTTATAGCTTTAGAGGGACAATATTTACCGCTTACACAATCGTTTAGAATACCTGCTAAAGTTCATGGTATAGCAATGGGTATTATTAATAGAATTAGAAATAGAATTGATAAAACATGGCAACCAAAAACTGTTCAAGGAAGTTTACACAGACACTACAACGCTGATACAATTAATATGTCATCAGGAGAGTGGTTAGTATTAGCAAGAACTAAACATTTATTAAAAGACGTGGAAGAATCTTTATATCAACGTGGATTATATTATTCATCAAAATATAGAAGAGGTACAGAAAAAGATTTACACGAGGCAGCAACAGCTTGGGAACATTTAAGACAGGGTCAATTAGTTTCTTACAAAGAAATAGAAAACATATCTAAGTATATGGGACCAAAACATTGGCACAAGAAAAAAATAAAAGGTATGGCTAAAGAATCTTTTTATGGAATAGATCAATTAACAAAAGATTATGGTCTACAAATTAAAACAGTTTGGTATGAAGCGTTTGATGATGCCGGACAAACTAAAGTAGATTATTTAAGAAAGATGAGAGCAAACGGAGAAAAACTAAATAAAAAACCAAGAATAGAATTATCTACTATACACGGAGCTAAAGGTGGTGAAGCGCAAAATGTTGTGTTGTTAACGGATCTAACACAGAACACTATGAAAGGTTATGAAAGAGATCCAGACGATGAAAACAGATTGTTTTATGTTGGTGCAACTAGAACAAAAGAAAACTTACACATAATAGAACCAAAAAAATATGAGAAGGGATATTTACTATGACACACAAAGATATATTTAAAGGAACAATATATAATTCTTTAGAAAATCAAATTGGCGGTAAACATTATCGCAATATGAAAATTCAACCTGCAGAGTTTATAAACGAGAACAAGTTGCTTTTTGCAGAGGGTAATGCTATAAAATATATATGCAGGCATTCTGTAAAAGGAAAGAGACAAGACATCGAAAAAGCCATACATTATTTAGAAATGATACTTGAAAGGGATTACGATGCAGACTCCTCTATTTAAACCACAAACAGAGTGGTTACCACCAGAAAATTTTCCAGACTTATCTAAGCATGATGAAATTGCAATAGACTTAGAAACTAAAGATCCAGATTTAATAAAAATGGGATCAGGTAATGTAATTGGTAAAGGTGATGTAACTGGCATAGCTGTAGCTGTACCAGGATGGTCAGGTTATTATCCTATTGCACACGAAGGTGGTGGCAACATGGATCGTAAAAAAGTTTTAAAATGGTTTCAAGATGTATTAAGTACTACCTCTACAAAAATATTCCACAACGCCATGTATGACGTGTGTTGGATTCGAGCGCTCGGTTTAAGTATTAACGGTAAAATTGTAGACACGATGATTGCATCGGCCTTAGTTGATGAAAATCAAATGCGCTATGACTTAAACAATTGTTCTAAAAGATACACTGGCAAGACAAAAAATGAAAGTGATTTATATCAAGCTGCAAAAGATTGGGGAGTTGACGCCAAGGCAGAAATGTATAAACTACCTGCCATTTATGTTGGCGCATACGCAGAAAAGGACGCTGAAATTACTTTAGAACTTTGGCAAGAACTAAAGAAAGAAATTTTACATCAAGATATAAA